GCCACACGGTGACGGGCGCGCCGCCCCATTGCTGGAATTGACGGATGCCCCAGCAAGCGGCCCAGGACTCGACGCGCGCGGAGGGCGTCAGTTCGACATCGCCTTCGGTGTCGGCCGTGACGACATAGCCCTCTTTGGTCTTGTGCTCGGCCACGCCGTCGATGTTCTTGGCCACATACTTGGCGATGTAGCCGGCGGCGCTGCCCTTGGACCAGTCGATGCGTTTCACGTCCAGACGGCGCGCGAATGCGCCCGGTTCGCCACGGTCCACGCGCCATGCGTAGCGCTTCATGATGCGGATGGCGCGGCCCGCCACGTCCCGCAGGTGGGCCGTTTTGTATTTCGCTGTCGGGCGCACGAACAGAAGCAGATGCCAATGCGGACAGCCATCGTGATGCGGTTCGGCGATGCGAAAGCCGTACAGGCCGATGCCCCGGCGCGCCAGCGCGGAACGGCACAGGGAAGTCATCTTGCCCAGGTATGCATTCGCCTCGCGCGGCGTGGAGCCGTCAAACTTGTCGTTTGGCTTGCCACTGTGCTGCATGGCGTGGAAGCGCGAAGGGCACGTCCAGGTGATGAAAATGCCCTGGTCGCCGCACTCGCGGGCGATCTGCTCGAAGCCGTTGATGCGCAACATCAGCTCGCCGCGCCGGATGGCTTTATTCGCAGTCGTTTTCTCGGCCAGCTCGGCTATGCTGAATTGCTGGCCGTTTTCGTTTTGCACCAGGGTGGCGGCCAGCGCCGCCGCGTTGCGCCGGTTTTGCGCCAGGCGCGACAGCACGGCGTCGTTGCTGGCGTAGGGTTCGCCGCTGTATTTCACATAGCCCAGGCGGATATTGCCGGCCTCGAAGGCGCGCTTGACCCGCTTGCGCAGTTGGCGGCGCCACCAGCGGGCGTCCACCAGGCGGGCGATGGTGTCGGTCATCGTGTCGAACTCGGGCAGCTCGATGCCATACGAGGCGCATTCGTCTTCCATGATCTGCAGGGCGTGCTTGTCGGACACGGCCATCCACAGCATTTTGGAGACGCCAGAGGCAGCGCGCTCAGCAGTGGCCACGATGTCGGCATCGCTCTGCGACAAGTCGACGCCGGCCGGCACGTACTGGTCGGCAAATTTGCGCACAAAGCTGGTGGCGACGGATTCATAGACTTTGTACCAGGACGACCAGGCCATTTTTGCCATGGCGGCCGTGATGACGCGGTTGCGCCATTTGAACGGGATACGGGCCAGCTCGGGCGCGAATTGGGCGGAGCGCAAGAAGGCTTCGTGGCGCTGCGGGGCAGGCAGCAGGATTTGTTTAGATTGCATTCAACAGTCTTTCGTACACACGGATAGCGGCAGAGGTGGCGGCGCGCAGCTCGATGCGCTCTTCCTCGGTAAATGAGTGGATGGGCGATTCCCAGCGGTCGGCGTCCATGCCGGCGGCGATCAGCACAGAGCGGCGCGCGCCACGCGGCGACAATCCCCAGGCCTGGGCCATGAAGGGCGCCAGATTGCGCGGCTTGATGCTGCGCAGCTGGGCCTTTGCTTCGGCGATGGCGGCCAGCGCATGCCCGGCGCCAGGTGGCGTCGGCATGTCCTTGTCGCGCGCAGCCAGAATCTCGGCGGCAGGCTGGAAGGACAGGTGATTGTCGATAAGCGACGCCGGCATGGTTCAGTCCTTGATGAAGCCAATGGCCCGCAGCACGCCGGGGGCAATGACGATCAGGAACGACAGCAGCCAGATGCCGCAGGTTTTGACCAAGCGCAGCATCAGCGTGCTCCTGGCTTGAGAAATTGTTCTGCCCAGTACGGGAGCGTGTGCGATGCGCCGCAGCAGTACCGGGAACCCGCTTCATTGGCGAAAATGTAGTTCACATCGATGGACAGCTTGCCGACCAGGGCGCGTTGCTTGGCTGGCGCGAAAAAGCCCTCACGCTCCAGTGCCTGCGCGTCGCTGACGATAAAGGTTAGATTGGCAGCACCGTAGGCGTGATAGGTCTTGGCAATCTCATGGATGTGGGCGGTCAGCGCCGCGATGCCGATGCCCGCACTGGCTTGCAGCAGAAAACACGTTGGTGCCACGGGGACAATGCAATTTTGCAAGGTCGGGCGGATCGTGCTTGATGCCATGGATTTGTCGGCATGACTGGCGGCGTACAGCGTGTTTTCCATCGGTTTTCCTTATTTCAGGTTGAACGAATCCCGCACGCTCAATAGGGAGCGCTGCAGGGCACAGCAAAAGAGGGGAGTTACGGCAGCCGGGCTACGGCGGCGCGAGGATCGGGATAGTCATCAGCAACCCGCAGTCAGGTCCAGGGCTAGCTGGCTGGTGGCTGCCGCGCGCGCATGCTGGGACATTGGAATGCGGATATCGGCCTTGGGTATGGCGGACAGCGAGAGGGTGCGCAGCACTTCCAGGCCTGCCACGAAGACGTGCCCGCAGTCCGGGTTCTGGCACATATAGGTGATTTCCTTGAACATAGCGGACATCATGCGGCTCTTGACGGCGCGGACGGTGTAGGTGCAATGCGGGCAGGGCAGGCCGATGACTCTCATTTCAGCTTTCTTTCCACTTGGTACAGGGCGCGACCGCGACCTGTCATGTTTTTCGACTGTATGCGTAAGCGCGACTTGACGAGCCATTCAGCCGCCTGATCGATACTTGCCAGCCCCTGGCGCTGACGCACGAGTTCCAGCACCGCGCGCTCTTCGTCATTGAGGTGAATTTGATGGTCTGGCATTTTCTGTAACTTTAGAGTTGCTCAAAAGTGACTCGGTTTAAACGCTGCGACGTTGTACGCTGTTGATAGTGGCGTCATCCAAGGCAATCACGGCCAGGGCTTCACGCATCACGATCTGGCGCACCAGCACCGCAAGCTCTTCGCCTTGGTAGTTGGCGATCGAGGAAACGAGCTGGTGCTCATAGTCGTCGAGGCGCAGCATGACGCGGTGGCTGCGGATACGTTTTGCATCGGGGTACATGACGTTGTCCTTAGTGGGTGGGTTTAGATGCGAGTTCACGCTTGTAGTCGGCGAGGCCGCGCAGGATCAGAAAGCGCAGGAACCATGCACGGGATCGTTGTTGGTCGGCGGCAAGAGTCTCAATTTCTTTTACCTCGTCAGGAGCCAGACGAACGCCAAGCGGCTGGGAGGTGACGCCTTTGGTAATGCGTCCGACTTTTGACAAATTATTCATAATGTTATGATCTGTAATCGCTACGGAATGGCGTAAATATATCACTCATTTGAGTGATTTGGAAAGGTATTTGTACTCAAATGAAGTATTTTTTTGATCGTCTCAAGGAAGAACGAAAGCGTCTCGGCCTCAATCAGGACGAGTTTGCGGCCCTTGGTGGAGTAAAGAAGGGGGCCCAGTTCAACTATGAAAATGGTTCTCGCACGCCAGATTCTGACTATTTGGCGGCCGTAGCTGCGGCTGGGGTAGATGTGTTGTATTTGCTGACCGGGGAACATGCGCTCTCTTCGTTACCTGCGGACGAGCATGAATTGTTGACTGGCTATCGAAGTATGGACGTTCGCGGGAAAGCAGGCGTACTTGGAATGATTGGTGGTATGCGCTCGCCAACGTCTCCGTCATCACAAGCGGGTAATGCCCCGCACGTTGAAGCCCACGGCAAGATTGGGCAAAATTTCGTGGGCAATATCATTGGACCGCAGACTTTTAATGTGGCCGGCAGCGGACGGAAAAAGGAAAAATAGTCTGGAAATTATTAATCTTCTTATGCATATTGTAAATGTTTCCTGCTTTTTATGTATAGTTTTCAGTGGATTAAAAAAGTAAAAAATCGCTCGATGAAGAGGACTTTTAAGTCCTGATGGATACAACTAAAACCGATTCTACCTTACAAAAATGAAGGGAAGCTATGGAAAAAAGACATCAAGTGTTCATCTCTTCTACCTTTTCTGATTTAAAAGAAGAGCGTGCAGAAATAATTCAGGCATTACTGGAACTGGACTGTATTCCTGCTGGAATGGAACTATTTCCAGCTACGGACGGCGAAGCATGGGATCTGATAAAAGGTGTTATAGATGACTCTGATTATTATTGCTTAGTTCTTGCTGGGCGCTATGGCAGTACAGATGCTATTGGAATTAGCTTCACTGAGAAAGAGTATGACTACGCCGTATCACAGAAAAAGCCGATTATGGCTTTTTTACATGGTGATATAGAAAAACTGCCTGTTTCAAAGACAGAGAAGTCGGAGCAAGGTAGAAAGAAATTAGAAGATTTCCGTAAGAAGGTAGAGCTAGCGCATCACCGCAAGGCATGGATGTCAGCAGCAGAACTAGGAGGATTAGTCTCTAGGAGCTTAGTAAATATGCGGAAGTCGAATCCAGCAGAGGGATGGGTACGTGGTCGGTTTGCGGCCACCGAGGCAATGCAAATCGAACTTGCAAATTTGAGAGCCAAGGTAGCTGAGTTGATGGCTGCTGCGGTAAATATAGCGTCTCCATTTGTTAATATTGAGGAGTTGGCAAGTGGCTCTGAGAAATTCAACTTAAATCCCCAAGTCAAGCGTGAAGAAAAAGGAGAGTACAAGGGAGAGCATATCTACGTTAGTTGGGATTCAATATTGCGTTATGTTGGTCCAATATTGGTAAATGAGTGTACTGAAGTTGAACTAAACGCAAAACTTCGCCTGTGCGCATTTCATCATGTCGCCGCACCTCCTGTCGGGAAATTGTCGATTTCCAATGTTGTTTTACGTAGTGTTACTGAAGATCGAATAAAAATACAACTTCAGGCCCTTGGGTATATGGCTGCCGGTGTAAAAAGGAGAACTGTCTCGGATAGAAATACTTATTGGCGGATTACAGATCGTGGCCATCAACAGCTCATCGCCGCTCAAGCTATACGGACGAGTAAAAAAATTGAGACGAGTGCCGCCGTTCCGGTCTTAGATGCCACTGAATAGAGTGATTGCGAAATGAAATATGAGGATCTTAATTCGGCGATTGCTAGATATATGCCAGACCGCCAGCTTATTACATTTTCAACTGGAATGATAATTGTTCCAAAAGAGGAAAATGTTGAAGGAGGATTTTCTTGTGCTAAAGATATTTCATATTTCTTTCATGAGTGGATTCATTATATTCACAATATTTCGACCCTGCATGGGATTGGCGCCTTTGTTGCTCTTGCGGAATTGTGGAGTGCATTTCGTTATACCACCGATAGCTTAGGGAGAAGTACCGGGAAGATCGAGCATGAAAAACCAGAATTATTTAGAATTCGTGATTTAATTGAAATACAAAAAGCCGCACGTAAAAGTATGGCAGTTCGTCTACCCCGTGATACAGTTCCAGAAAGTATCACAATAAAATCCTTCGTTTCGGAGGCGGCAGGCGAAGATGGTGGTATAACTCATCTGAGTATTTCGGTTTTCATCTCCAATAAGCACGGTGATCAGACTATTGGAACAATCGTACTTGGTCCTGAAGAAATTATTGAGTCAGTGGCTTACCAGTTAGAAAAACGATTTCTCGAACGACTCGCAAAGGAGAAATCGAAAGAAACCTCCATTGTTCCCTATCATGTGCTAACTATTTTTTCCCGCTACTTTGCGCCATCCTTAAGCGACGACGATATTCTAATGTGCGGCCTAGCGAGTCTTCAAAGTACCAGCCCCGTAAGTGATTTGATGCAGATTTTGAAGGAATGCGAAGCCATTGATCCGATAGCTGATAAGAGGATGAAATACTTATCAGATAGGGTTATTGAGCAGATTTTAACGCACGAACCTGAATATTTGGCGTGGCTAGATAGACTTGACTCCATGTTCTCATACTCAAAGTCAATGGGCTTAGCGGTGAACGAGACGGTTTCATATATGCGTCGGAATCTCGAAATTCGCAAGGTGAGTCCCTTCTTTGAGTTGGATTTTATCGAAAATATGTACTCTGCGGGAGCTGATGGTTTTAAAGCGCTTATGGATGAGTTGATGACTCGTCATGGAATGTGTGCCGGAAAGCAAGAGCATCCTGGATTTGAAGATGAAGTTGGGCGAGATGTACTATTTGACTTTGCAGTCGTTGGGAAGAATCCCGATTTAAACATCGCTCGTCGAATAATGCAGGCCTCCTTCGACTATGTCTCTAGACATTTGACTCCAGACGGAAGTATTCTCCCCACTACCGAAGCAAGAAAGGGGCATTGCCCATTTTACACATCTTGCATAGTTTCAACTCGTATTGATAAAGAGTCCGATTGCAGAACCCAACCTTGGCGTTCCCTCAACTCCGATACGGATAAATTGTGTTGGTATGGCGAGGGAGTATTTAACCTGAGTCCTGGAAAACCCAAAACGACCTAAAGAATCATCGTATCGATATGTGTTGATTTGATTTTTCGGTTTTTACCAAAAAATTGTATATTGTCTTAGATTTAATATTGTTCACTATTTTCCTGGATGATTTCCCGCACTTCTTCGATATGCTTCCACGCATGCAGTGCCGCCCGCTTGGCGGCCTGCTTGCTCTTGTAAAGATGCTCCAGCGTCTTGAGCGTGCCCGTGGCGCCGGCCTGCTCCTGCCCTGCTTTTTTCTTCTTCGCCGCCACGTCCTTCCAATTCGCCACCACGCCCGTGATGCCTTCGTCCGGGTCTTTCTCTTCCTCGCGTTCGGCCTCCACCGCTTCCGTCTTCGTTTCAAACTCCACGCGCGTGGTAAAGCCGTTGCCACCCAGGCTGTGCGTGACCTTGACCGATAGCCATTCTGTGGCGTCGATCTCGGGCTTGAAGCCTTGCACCGTCACGGGCGATTGCGGGAACACGGCCGGGTTGCCCAGGGCCAGACTCATTTCAAAGGTGGCCAGGCCGCGCAGGATGCGCTGCCATTCGGCCACGGCCGCCGCGCGCGCGTCGGTTTCACTGGCGAAGGTGGTGCGCAGGCGCTTGCTGTTACCCGGCACGCCGGCCACCACGCTGCGGCGGCGCGCGTAGCGCTCGTCGTGCCAGAAGGCGCGCACGCCCGTGTAGGCGTCGCTTTCGGCGCTGTGGTAGCGGTGGCCGTCGCCCAGGGCGCGCGTGATGGGGATGACGGGCAGCGCCTTGCCGCTGGCGGTGCGGCTCTGGTTGATGGGGATGAAAAGCAGGGTGTCATTCTTTACGGTGGCCACCGCATCGTATTTCCTGCCCAGCCGGCGCAGGAAGGCCGCATCGCTTTCGTGCGTCTGGTCGATGTGCTCGACAGCCGTATCGCGCAGGCGCGCCGACACGCCCGACGCCAGCTCGTTGCGGAAGGCGATCGCCTCGATGATGGCGCCCAGGGTGGTCTTGTGAAAGCTGTGTTCCTGCTGCTGTTTAAAGGTGTCGATCAGGTTGGCCGACCTGGCGCGCAGGGTGATGGTGTCGGGCGCGCCGCTGTGCTCCACCTCGTCCACGGTGAACTTGCCCATGTCCACCAGGCCGGTGGCTTGCCAGCCCAGCGCCAGGGCGATCTGCGCGCCGCGCGGCGGCAGGGCCAGCTTGCCGTCGCTGTCGTCCAGGGAAATGTCGAGCTGGTCGCTCTCGTCGCCGCGGCACAGGGTCAAGGTCAGATTGATGAGCCGCGGCGAGACGATGGCCGTCAAATCCTTGTCCTCGATGCTGACCCTGAAGGCGGGGATGTTGGTACTCATTTGAACTTGTCCGCCGCGCTGCCGATGGCGCCGCTGATGCTGCCGCCGATCTTGTCTTTCATGTCGCTGACGACGCCGCCGTATTTCGACGTGATGCCGCCGACCACATTGCCGACCACGCTGCCCACGGCATTCTTGGCTGCGCCCGCGATGCTGCTGGTCATGCCGTCGATGCTGAGCATGTTTTTCAGGTCGCCGATGTCGCCCAGGCCGACCATGGCCAGCACGCCGTCGTCGTCGCGCTTGAGCGCAATCGAGAACTCGACGCGGCGCGCGCCGCCGCTGCCGTCCAGGATGGTGCGCCCCTCGGTCATGCTGGTGATGCGATACGAGCCGAGTATGCGCCCCGTGCCCTGGATCAGAATCCACGATTTGCCCGTGTCGGCCATCATGCGCAGCGCGTCGAGCGAGTACAGGGAGCCGGTCAGTTCCGGCGCCACCCAGCCCGACAGCGTAATCGTGTCGTCGCCTGGCCCCACGTACTGGTGTGCGTCGCGCAGGCCCACGCGCGCCGTGCTGGCGTGCTTCCATTCCGTTTGCCGCTGCAGCTCGTGATAGGCCAGCGTCGGCAGGCTAAAGACGAACATTCCTAAAATCATCATCATGGTGTGCTTCTTTCCTAATCGTGGTCGCGCAGGGACGAGCGGATGCGCGCCGCCTTTTCGCGGTCGCGCTGTTCCATGGCCGCATACACGGCGCGCGCGATGGCCTGCGGATCGGAACCGGCTTGCGCCTGGATCGTGATTTCGATCTTGTCGCCCTGGATGCTCAATCCGGCGCCGAACGCGCCCTTGGCCAGCGGCGCGCGCGTGTCGAAGGCGCTGGCGGGTAGCGCCGTGGCCGTGCCGATGGCGATGCCGGCGCCCAGTTGCGTCAGGTGCTGCGCCAGGCCGGAAACCTTGGCAATCGGCGCGCCCTCGCTGCGGTCCAGACCCACGGCCAGGCCCTGCATGGTGTAGTCACCGAGCTGGGCAAAGACGCGGCTCGGGCTGTGGATGCCCAGCTTTTCCTTGAACCAGGCAATGGTGCTGGAACCGGCATTGCTGATGGCGTCCTTGACGGCGCCCATGGAACCGGTGATGCCGTTGACCAGGCCGCGCAGGATGTTGGCGCCGAAGTCAGTAAATTTGGCCGGCAGTTGGATGCCGAACCAGCTCATGACGCCCGCGAACGCCTGATAGAACACGCCGACGGGCGACCAGTTGATAATCAGGGCCGTGATGCTGCCCATGCCGCCCGCGCAGACCGTGCGCAGGCGCGCCCAGATATCGGCGAAGAAGGCGGCGATAGGTTCCCAGGATGCGGTGATGCGCTGCAGGATGCTGGCGCCAAACTCGCTGAATTTGGCCGGCAGCGCGATGCCGAACCAGCTCAGCACGCCCGCGAAGGCGCGATAGAACAGGCCCAGCGGTGACCAGTTGACGATCAGGCTGCTGACGCCGCCTATGCCGCCGGCAAAGGCGGTCTTGACGTGCGACCAGATGCCGCTGAAAAACGCCTTGATCGGCTCCCAGTATTTATAGATCAGGTAGGCGGCGCCGGCGATGACCGTGATGGCCACGCCAATTGGATTGAGCATCAAGGCGCGGCCCAGCCACAGCACGGCGCGGCCGGCCCACATGAAGGCGCCACCGAGGCCGCGCAGGATGGGCGTGAGCACGCCGCCCGTCACGCCTATCTTGGCGAACATGACGTGCAGCATGGCATACGGGCCGATCATGGCGGCAACGCCCCGCATCAGCGGGCCGAGCACCAGCAGCATGCCGGCCAGCACGGCAAAGGCGGTAATCATGAGCTTGGCCACGGTCGGGTTGCGTTCCATGAAGCCGTTCAGGCGTTTGATGGCACTGATCGCCATTTCCAGCCCCTGCGCATACAGCGGCAGGATTTTTTCGCCCATGGTCAGTTTCAAGTTGGCCAGCTTCGACTGCGCTTCCAGTTCCTTGCCGGCGGCCGAGTCGCGGCCCAGCTTTTCCAGCTTGCCGATATCGGCGGCGCCACGGTTGAGCTTTTCGTTCTTGTGAATCTGCCCGCGCTGCAAATACATCTGCGAATACAGGTTCGACGCCGTGCGGTTCGAAAAGATGCTGCCGATGGCGTCGAGCACCTGGTTCTTGTCTTTAATGCCTTTCTTGGCCAGTTGCGGCAACAGCACCTTTTCCATCCACTCAAACTGATTTTCGCGGAACAGCTCGGAACCCAGCAGCGCGCCAGGATTGAGGAAGGAAAGTTGTCCCGCTTTATCATGCGTGACCTTGCTTTTGTCGCCGATCAAGCCAAATTCTTCCAATTTCTTGGCCGAACGCTTCGTCGTGCGGCCCTGGTACAAGTTCTGGTAGGCGCTCATCAGGGACGTGCCGACGCGGTTGCCGCTCATTTCCTGCACCAGTGGTTCCATCTGGTAGTAAAAGGCGTCATCCTTCAAGCCCTTGGCCGCGATGCCGCCCGTCTTGATCATGTTCAGCCATTCATTCGGGCCGACGCGCCCGCCCGTGGCAGTGATGACTTGCTGCACGATATTGGCCTGGGCTTCAAACTTTTCCTTGCTCTCCAGGCCGCCGCGCAGCTCGATGACCTTGAGCATGTCCATGAACTTGCGTTCGTTGTCGGCGCCTTCGGCCTCGCCAAAGAAGGCGTGATTGGCAAACTTCATCTTGGCCAGGGTAGGGGCGACCATTTCCGCGTGGTGCACGTCGGCAAAGGCGCTCATGCCGTCGCGCATGAGCTGCAGGTTGTCGAGCTGGCTGGTGCCGTAGGTCTTCATGTTGCGCGCGAAGGCGACGGCCTCGGCGGATACCTTATCGCCCAGGCCCAGCGCGTTGACGCGGCCCACTTCCGTTTGATAGTGCTTGGCCTCGTTGAGCCCCTTCACGACGGGCGCGCCGAGCACGGCGCCCGTGGCGGTCGCGCCGGCGCCGGCCATGGCCAGGTTGCCCGCCTTGTTGCGCAGCTTGTCGGCGTGCTGGGTGGCATTGGTCACGCGCTGCTGCCTGGCGTTTGCATTGGCCAGCTTCTGCTGCTGCAAGGTCATGGTTTTGTTGGTGGCCTCGATTTCGCGGCGCAAGGTGCGCTCGTGGTTGGCCAGGTCTTTGGTGCCGATGCCGGCGCCCGCCAGGCGCTCGCGCATGACCTGCAGTTGCTGGGCCTGCTGCTGGCCGGCCGTCTTCAGGGCGCCGGCCGCTTTGACGGCGGCGTTCAACTCGCGCGTCATGGCGCGCGTGGGCGCTTCCGTCTGTTTCATCTTGGTGGCCAGGCTGGCCACCTTCTGCTGGGCCGCTTCCAGCTTGGTGCGGGTGGCGTCCAGGCCGCCGTGCAACTCGCGGAATTTGCCGATGTTCTTTTGCTGGGCGTTCAGCTCGCGCAAGCGGTCGCTGGTCGCCTTCAACGCCTTGGCCGTGTCGCTGGAGCCGCCCATGATTTTTTTCAGCGGGCCGGTAATCTTGTCCAGTGCCGCAAATACCACCTGTAATTTCAGATCCCGACCAGCCATCTATTCCGCTCCGCTTCGTTGCCTGGCGCGTTCGCGCCAGGCCATCAGTTCATCAATCGTAAAACCGTCCATCGCGGCCGGCGTCCAGTGGAAGACGCCGGCAATGTCGGCCATGGCGTCTTCTACTTCGCCGGGGATACCGAAAGGCGATCGGCTTTGCTCGCCAAAAAACCGGCAACCTCGGCGCCCACGGCCAGCAAGTCCGCCGGGTCCATGTTGGCGACGTCGTGCGCGGTCAAGGTTGGTTCGGTGATGCGCGGCAGCACGATCTGCAGGGCCGACACGTTCAGGTTGGCCAGCTCGATCAGGGAAATGCCGCGCAGGGCGCCCGCCTTGGGTTTACGCACGGTCAGCGAGGCGATGAAGGTGTCGCCGCGTTTGATCGGCTCGTCCAGTTCGATGACGGCTTGATTGTTGTTTTCGGTGTTCATGGTGTTGTCCTTGCAGGGTGGTGGTGAAAAGTAAAAAGGGGGATTACAGGCCGATGGCCTTGCGGATGGCCGCGTTGGTGTCGCCGCCGCCGA